AACCAATCTGATATTGATGGTTTGTTGATTCTCTCTGTTGCTAATTCAAAGTATTCTTTGTTTAATTCAATCCCTACAAATTTACGATTTAATTCTTTGGCAATAATTCCAGTTGTTCCTGAACCCATAAACATGTCACCAACTGTATCACCAACTTTCGTTGTCAACTTGATAAAAAACTCAGGTAGATAACTAGGATATACTGCGGGGTGTTCTATATTTAAGTTGGATGAACTTCCTGTAATTACATTAGATGGTCTAACCATGTCGGTCGAAATGCGCTTACTCATATTCATACCACTACCATTAGTGGAAAGATTCCTTCCGATGTTGTTCCTCTTTTTCTCTTGTTCTAAATTCTTTGACGTCGATTTGATTAAACACTCATTTGGGAAGAACTTATAATCATTTGTTTTGGTGAAGTGATATATTCTCTCCCAACCATCCTTGAGTCTCTTCTTACTTCCTGTTGGGAATGGATTGGTTTTATTCCATATAAATTCATCAACGAACCTAAATCCCAATTCCTCTACCATGTGTATTACTAATTTATACACGTATAAATCCCGTTGTCCTTTGTGACAATGCTCTTTGATATTGAAGAAGAAACTACCATCAGATGCCATTGTTCGTTTTATCTCAGATAGCATTGGTGAAATCCATGAGATGTAATCCCCAGACTCTGCACCACCGTAATCTCTCTGTTTGGCATATGGTGGTGATGTTATCCATGTATTGACTGAATCATTGGTTAGTGTTTTTAAAACATCTAAACTATCACCATTGTATAAATCAACCAAACCAATCTCCAATCGCATTTTCCTCTTCGTACTTCACTATATTGCCATCAGCATCTATTTCATTCATTCTAGCGTTTGGTTCAGATGAACATTTGGGACATACGTACGTCTTCTTAAATCGATTATCAGTGACTGTGCATTTACCATTGCAACATGAGTACACCGATGTTTTATCAAGGCTTGGGGACTCATCAACGACATCCAATAAACATTTTAAATTCTTATCTAGTATATAGCAGTACCTGTGCTTTCTAGTTCTTGCAATCCACGCACCGTGTGTGTTTTTTGTTTCACCACGTGGATTCACCTTACCATCCGATGCTCTGAAGAAATCACTTTTAGGGGTTGATAGTCCATAATAGATGAAATTACATACTTGGTATATAGAACCAACGTGTCTACTATCATCTGCTAATGTTATTACTGCTCGTATATTATGGTTACGCTTCAATAACTTCATGCTATTGCCTAAAAGGAATGATGTTGCATTAGTACCATTTAACTCAGGTAATAAGCACAAGCGACTTAATTCAAGCACACTCGTGTCGGTATTATCTAAACCGAACCAACCCTTTAAAGCAACATTACCTTGTGGACTTGAAAAGGTAGCGACACCAACCAATTCCATATCGTAGAATAATCCATACGAAAACATAGCAAAGAACTTTGCCTTTCCTAAGTAGTGATATTCAGATATAAAGTTGTACGCAATTGATTTTGATATTTCTCTAATCTTGAATATCTGTTTTGCTTTTATTTCTCTATTTTTAAACGAATCAAAGTCTGATGTACGTTCATTACTATCAGCCCCGTTAGAGAAGAAATCACTTATCCCCATGATTTATAACATTACTCGGTTCATTAATGCCTTAATAGAAACTAAACATAGAACTGACGCATTGTCATCGCCACCATTTATAATTCTAGGTGCCATTTCTATAATCATTTCTCTTAGTTTATCGGTCTTGAACATCAGTGTGCAGATATGCTCATCATTCTTGATTAAGTTATGAACCCATATATCTGATTCAGTTGTTGCTAACCCTGATGGTTTACCACGGCACGCGAGTTCAATTGCGATATTGCCCGTCCTGTGCCATTGGTCACGTTCTGATTTCACCTCAGAGGTAGTAACACCTGAGAATATATTATCAATGTACTTCTCCCACTGCTGACCCCATGATAAGTCAATGTCAAATTTTCTTAGTACGTTTATATCTTTGCTTTCATTTAATGCCATATGTGTTCCTTATTTGAACCATTCTTTTAATGTTGTTATAACTCTATTCTTTGCTATATCAAAATATGTTTCGTCTACTTCAATGCCGATGAAATTTCTATTTAAGTTGTTACAGGCAATGCCTGTTGTTCCACTGCCCATAAAGGGGTCTAGTACCAAATCATTTATGTTTGACCATGACTTTATATGTCGTGTTGGTAACTCCAATGGGAATACAGCAGTATGTTCAGTTTTATTTTGTGCAACTGCCATTTGCCATATATTGCTATCGACCTTCTGTGGTTTGATAGTAAGTTCTTTTTTAATTCTCATATTGTCTTTGGATATTTGTTTGCATGTAGATTTGTATTGTGTATTTGCAGTCTTGCATTCAACCATAATGGGGTTAAATGTTTTTGGCTTTCCTTTGGAGAAAACAAACATGTATTCGAAAACTTGGTTGTATCTTGGTTGCTTGACTTGAGGCATTGGGTTTGTTTTCTCCCAAATCATAGTGTCATTTAATCTAAATCCATTTTCGACAAATAATATTGCTGTTTTGAATGAGGTTAAACTTTCTGAACCATTTTTAGTCTTGTCATTGCAATTCCAAACAACAACCCCACCATCATTGAGTATTAAATAAAGTTTTTTGGCAACATCTTCAAAATTTATTGATGAATCGTAACTACGTAAATCATCGTATGGTGGGCTTGTAACCACCAAATCAACCTTAACGCCATCGGCAATAAGTTTATCCATTACCTCTAGGCAGTCGCCTTTGTGTAAATCAATCATTAATGCGCCCCTTAGCTATATCAAAATAGTTGCTGTCTAGTTCAATACCAATGAAGTTTCTATTTAGATTCTTACACGCTACTCCTGTTGTTCCACTACCCATAAAAGGGTCTAAAACTAGGTCGTTTTCACTTGTAAATGATTCTATACTCCTTACTGGTATTTCTATTGGAAAAGATGCAGGATGGTCTTTTTTGCTAGATGGATTAATTTTCCATATTGACAAATATTTTGCATATTCTTTATTCCACTTAAAACCTTTTGCTTTTTTACCTAAGATATATATGTCTTCTTCTACCCTGTAAAATCTTACAGGATTGAAAGCTTGCATTCCACCTCTATCCCATGTCACTCTTTGTCTATATTTACAATTAGATTGTAGAATCCACTCTATTGGAGATTTTACTTCAAAATTAAATATAGCATCTTTATGGTTATACACAATTGTTCCAGTATCTTTCAAAACTCTAAAGCACTCATTAAGAAAATCTACTTGCCATTTAAAATAATCATCATCGGTCATCTTGTCATCATAAGTTCCGTAGTCTATATTTGTTCTATCCCAGTATGCTTTCTTTTTAGCCTGAGTTCTTTTATTTCTCCAGTTATTGTATGGTGGTGAAGTAACAACCAAATCAACAGAGTTGCTTTCTATGTTTTTCATAACCTCTAGGCAATCGCCTTTATGTAAATCAATCATTTATTTTTATGTAAGTGGTGGTTGAAGATTCTTCGCCACATATAAGAACGTATCACCGCACTAACTGTGAAAATACCTGTAATACCTAAGTTATCTAACATTGTCATTTCAATGTTCCATAATGGAGCAACGATGTAAATCCATATTATTAGAGATACGAAAAATCCGCTTGTGATATTTAGTAATGATTCAGTAAGTGAACCCAATTTTGATTGTGGCATTATATAAAATATGCTAAAAACATATAATTATATATTATGATATTTTTTATTGTTGTGTGAACATTACTTAAAATGAAGTTTAGGTAAAAGAAATATACAATTCATAAAATGTATTAATTTCTATCAACTAAATAATATTACTCATATGAGTTTTTTTATTAATAACCTCATTTTTACATTATGTGCTTTTAATGATTTTGAATTAGCATAAATAAGATTAAACACAATTAAGGAGTAAAATATGTCAGTATCATCATTGACTAGAATGACAACACCATTAGCGACAGACCAATCAGGTTCAAGTCAAGGCTTATTAATGCCTAAGTTAAAGTATAGATTCAGAGTAGTTTTTGAAAACTTCGGCGTATCTACACCAAGAACAGAATTAACAAAACAAGTAATTGACTTTACTAGACCATCAGTAAGTTTCGACCCAATTGATATTGAGATTTATAACTCAAGAGTTCGTTTAGCGGGTAAGCATACTTGGGAAGACATCAATGTTAATCTACGTGACGATGCTAGTGGCATGGTTTCTAAATTAGCAGGTGAGCAATTACAGAAGCAATTAGACTTCATGGAACAAGCAAGTGCTGCATCAGGTGCTGACTATAAATTTACTACACGTGTAGAGATTCTAGACGGTGGTAATGGCGCACATGAGCCAAACGTTTTGGAG